GTACATGGTCCTGCACGAAGGGCAGTAGAGCCAGTGCGGGAACCGCACCGCAGGGACCGTCTCCGCGCCGATGGGAGGCGCGAGGAGCCTCTTCACGCCGATGTAACGCGATAGGCGCTTGTCGAACACGTTGCACATCCTCCCATTGCTGGACGGAAACGCGTCAAGTCCGGCAATCATCACCGAGGATCCGTCGGGACACGGGAGGATCGAGCCAACGCCCCAGGGGCCGAAGAGCTGGTTCTGCCGTATTCCGTATTTCGTATCCGTCAATTTCTCAGACCACGCAATCAAGAGGGAGGACGAAAGGGAAATCAGCCGCGAAGAAATTATTGAGAATCTTAAGGTTACAATCCACCAGATGATTGACGACTATAACCGCAAGAAGTTCACTGGCGATGACAAATTGAAGGTCATTGACAGGGACAGCTGCATCGTTACGGTCTGTGGAATCCACCCGTCGTACAATCAAAGGCGAATACATCAGGTTGTGGTCGTCACTTGTTTCATCTGGGACGGAAGGGTGAACATTGACAAGGGCCTGAACTACTATATCAATGAAGAAAGTCCTGCATTTCGTGAAGCCAAGCAGTGGAATGAGGAGAATCAGGACAAGGTACTTTCCTATGCCGAATGGAAGCGTTACGGAGATGACAGGGCTATAAGGCAACAGAGAAACAAAGCCGAGAAAGAATACTACTGGCGAAACCACCCACATGAGCCGTCAAGGGAAAAGGTTATGAACAGACTGAACGCCGCATTTGACAATTACGAGAGAAAGCAAAAATACGATATTCACGATTCATTACCAGACGGAGACCTTGATGCAATCCGGGACTATTTCAAATATTTTGATAGAAGGCAGCTTTCAACGATGGACTCGGTAAACAAGGAATTGTGGGCTGACGACTATCGAAAAAAGATGGAAGCCAACGCACTGCAAGAATTTGCCCGTAAAGCCGCAAAACAAGCCCTACAAGAGGCTTTAATTGACTCAACGAACGCGAATATGGCTGCGGCTAAAAAGTCCACCAGCGTGCTTAATACGGCCAATCCTGGGCAAGGAAACGACGAGTTCTACACCAAGAGAGAAGACGTTGAGAAGGAGCTACCGCAATATGCTGAATTCTTTAAGGGAAAGAGCATCTACTGCCCGTGTGATGGTCCGCAAAGCCAGATATTCCAATGGTTCAGGGATAATTTCCAATCTCTCGGCCTGAATGACCTTGTCGCTACCTCATTCTCTTTCAATGGTCAGGGATACATCATCTATATTGACCATGACGGAAATTCACACGCCGGAAATCTTCAAGGCGACGGAGACTTCAGAAGCGAAGAGTGCCAGAGGTTAATGAGTAAATGCGACATTGTGGTAACAAATCCACCGTTCACTCTCTTCTCAGACATAGTTAATCAGTGCCAGAAATACGGTAAGAAATTCCTTCTCCTCGGAAACAAGAACGCCGCATCAACAAAGGCTGTTTTCGGACTGATGAGAACCGGTGAAGCCAAATACGGATATACGAAGCCTGGAGAATTCATACAGCCAGAAGGAGACCAGATTAAGAGGATGGGCGGTCTTACGAGGTGGTTCACAAATCTTCCGGTAAAATCTGACAAGAAATTCTCGCCAACCGCAGAATATGACCCAATGAAGCATCTAAGGCCTGACAACGAAGAGGATGAGATAATCAATGTTGACAGTGTCCGCGATATTCCGTATAATTATGACGGAAAGATGCTCGTGCCAATTACAATATTTGACCAGGGGCTTGACATGAACGAATATGATGTCCTTAAACTTGTTCGCCCGGTCATAGGCGGCAAGAAGAAATTCGTCAGGGTTCTCATCCAGAAAAAGCAACAGGAAGGAGAACCAGCATTGGCACAAGCAGTTATGAATGAAGTATTTAAGAGACTTAGGAAACTTATATGATAAGACAAAGAATTACGGTCGTTGGAATCGGTTATGTCGGCCTTGGGGTCGGCATAATGCTTTCTACAAGGCACGATGTTATGATGCTTGACGTTGACCAGGAGAAGGTTGACATGATTAACGAAAGGAAATCCCCAATAAAGGACGAACTCATAAGTCAATATCTCTCAAAAAGGAAGTTGTCATTGAGGGCTACGACGGACAAGAAGATTGCATACGACGGACCGGACTTCATAATTATCGCAGTTCCAACCAATTATGACGAGATTGCCAGGAAATTTGACACCAGCATCCTTGAAAACGTGGTCAATGAGGCAATAGGAGGAAACCAGAACGCAACAATCGTAATCAAATCAACAATTCCAGTTGGCTATACCATGGGATTACGGGAAAGGCTCAGTGAACAAGGCTTCAGAAACCCGAAGGTCATATTCAGCCCGGAATTTCTAAGGGAAGGAACCGCATTGAAAGATAATCTCAATCCGAGCAGGGTAATCGTCGGATATGACAAGGATGACAGGGAGCAGACCACGCTTGCCGGAAAATACCTTGAACTTGTAAGGTCAGCGTCAGAAGGCGAATACCAGGAACTAATCATGGGGTCAACAGAGGCCGAGGCGGTCAAACTCTTCGCAAACACCTATCTTGCAATGCGCGTGGCTTACTTCAATGAACTTGATACCTATGCTGAATGTAACGGCCTGAATGCCAAGGATATAATTGAAGGTATGTGTTATGACCCGCGAATCGGCAACCAGTATAACAACCCTTCATTCGGTTATGGCGGTTACTGTTTTCCAAAAGACACCAAGCAACTACTGGCGAATTTTGACGGTGTACCACAAAATCTGATAGGGGCGATTGTTGAGTCAAATGAGACAAGAAAAAAGCATATTGCAAAAGAGGTTGAAAAATTGCTGCTTTCCGCCAATGTAAATTCTCCAGCACTTGGGGTTTACAGATTGTCAATGAAAAGCGGAAGTGATAATTTCAGAAAAAGTGCAATTCTTGATATAATGGATATGGTCAGATTTAAAAAATTCATATATGAGCCGACAATCAATGATAAGGAAACAAAAATTATAGCTTCCAGCATTCTCGATTGCGAAATAGTTAACGACCTACAAGAATTCAAAAAGAAATGCGATGTGATAATAACGAACAGGTACGATTCTGAACTTGATGATGTGAAAGAAAAGGTATACACCAGGGACATATTCAATGATAATTAAAAAACCGGGGAACTCAATCCTCGGTTTTCTTGTTTTACTTTATCAACCACATCAGCGCATCTGTCTGTGGGTTTCCGGTCCTTGATGCTGTATTATTCGTATAGAACGGCATGACAAAGTTCTCTTTCGGTCTGACGTCATATTCTTCGCGTTCTCCGTATCTCGGCTGCTCTTTTCTCGCCGTCACCATCGCCGTATTTACCCATGCCTTCAAGAATGCAGCGTCCCTCTCCTGGGCCTCCCTCAATTTACCCAAAGAGTGTTTCATAACGAACATAGCCATAGCAAGACAGGTAAGTGTATCATCATGGCACCCGTCCATATGGTCAATTCTCGCAGCCTCACCCTTGTAAATCCAGGTTTCAAGTTCTTGGATAACCCTCTTGGAACGAATCTTAATCTGGTTGGTCTTCACCATGTTCGCAAAGCTCGTAAGCATCTGGAAACGAACTGATTGTGAGTGGAAACCTGGCAACTTACCTTCCGGCGTGAGCGGCAGGCTTGTTGCTTCTCTTTGAATTGTATATGTCTTCAAATTCGGGTCATCATAATAAAGGTTCTCATAACCAAGACGTTGCATCATAAGGATACACGCATCACCCGTTCCGCCGATACAGTCAACGGTACAGAATGCATCACCGTACATATGACCATATTGAACGGCCATTTCACCGATTTCATCACCGGTTCTTTTCCCGTGATATTCAAACACTTGCTCAATACAAGGCTTTCCGTCGTCGTCAATGGCGTCCATATCACAGATTTCAATAGCGGTACGGTCAGCTGCATCGCCACGGGAACAGTCAATACCCATAATGTATCTGTGCCCAGGTATCGGCCACTTCCAAAGCCAGGTTTCATCAACAAACGGGTCCCTGTAAGTCGGGTCCGGGTCTCTCATGTTGAGTTTTTCCTGCATTTCAATGAATTCAGGGGCTACGACGTTGGAAGCGGAACCGAGGAACGAAACATCAAGCTCCTGTGCAATCTTCTGTTCATCGTTATTGAACTGCTGACACATGCGAATATACCAAGGGGAACGCGGCTTATAACCGGCTTTAACCATTTGGTTCCAGTGCTCATCATCGTATTTGATATTACCCTTTTTATCTATGCAAGGTTCTTTGATAACTTCAATTTCACCGGTTTCTTCGTTTTTCTTGTACCACTCAAGGAACTTATTGTAACGAGGGTCCTGGTACCACTTCATTTCAACGAGCTCGAAACCGTTCCAGTCCTCAGTTCCTTTAAGAGCAGCCCTACGGCATGTTTCATAATATAAAAGGTCTTTACCGTTTGGGGTAGATATGAGTATAACGTGTCCTCCGGTTGAAACCGTAGGCAAAGCAGAAGCATATACATCATTTCCGTTCTCAATGAAAGCTGCCTCATCAAAGATGAGCCAAGTAACACCCAGACTATCAATTAGTTAGCAACTAATCATAAAGGCTTTTTATCCTTTAACCCATTTTTTTCAAAATGGCTGGCGTACATTTTCATCCTCTTGGGATGTCCCGCACTCTTGGAGAGATTATATTTATTCACTCTCTACGCTCTACGGTGTTTCAGGGCCTTTCGTTATCCCTGAACTTACCTCGGTATTGCCTTGTCGTTCGATTTAGGTTTCACCGATTTTACGGGATTTCATCATTGCAACTTACGCTGCAAGTCGGCAGTGTTGTTTACCGACACCACGGCTGGCATTCGGACCAGATGACCTGGCGACGACTTTACAGCCGTTTTTCAGTTTGAGTTCTTTTGAGTTACAAATGTCAAAGATTACGTTAGTGTTTTCCGGCGGGGACAACATATCATATCCTTGGTCAGCGAACTCATCACCCCACATCCACAAAGGAAACTGTAAAAGGAAGTCCTTGATTTTGGTAAGCATCTGCTGTGCAAGGTCAAGGGTATTTCCAATAACAAGAACCGTTTGTGGAGATTCTGGGTCAGCAAGACACATTTCGCAGGAAATAAACGCACCACAAGTAGTAGTTATACCTGCTTGCCTCGGCTTTTGGGTACAAACACTATTTGCATTACCAAGTACAGTGCACAAATCTTTCTGTCGTGGGAACAAAAGATATTGTACATCTTTCTTCTGTGTGGCATCATATGTTTTGAGGAAATGCTCAATCATATAAATGCGGGTCTTATCCATTAAACACTTAACGTATTCCCTTCGAAGATAATCATAGTCAATTATCTTTTTGGTTTTTTTCTTTGTGTTCATGATATTTTTTTATATTATTTATTAATTCGGTTTCTTTTGTAAAAACCTTATTTAAATAAGTATCTGGTATTTCTTTTTCATAACTGAAGTAAAGTATTGTGATTCCGTGCTCCTTACACTTATTAAATTTTCTTTCATCTCGCTCAACAGTTTTTTTATATTCCTCAATACCGCCATACCTTGATACCGGAACAAAATGCTGACGACCCTGATATTCTATCCCAACATTATAGTTTGGCAAAAAAATATCAATAGATTGTGATTTCCCGTTAACATTTAGAAAATCTGGCCTATATTGTCTAACAACTCCATCAAAGTTTTCACTAATGATATCACCCAATTTTTTTTCAGATAAGTCGTTTCTCCCACACTCAGGGCATCCACTTCCGCCTAAATGATGATGCGGCGTTTGTGGAAATTCTCCATGTTCTGGGCAAATAATAGTTACATTTGTATCATAGTTTTCATACTCTACCTTTGAATAGTCATATTTGTTTCCATGTACCTTTTTGGCTTTTTCTATAAATTGTTCTTTTGTTAAACCCTGTACTTTTCTAATGCTTTCTTTTGCTCTTTTCCACCTACAAACTGGACACCCATCCCCCCTACCGTAATGCCTTTCAGGTAAAACATTAAATTCACCATGCTCCGGGCAAATAACAATTACTTCTGTTGTACTGTTAATATAATTTACTTTAGAATAATCGTACTTTTTTCCGTGCTTTTTTACGGACCTTTCTATGAACTCTTCCTGTGTTAATTTTTTAGGCATAAGTTTTTGATTTATACATATATAAATAGTTAAACAAGTCAAAAAATCGCGGTTAAGTAGTAAAAAATTAGACAGAAAAAGCCGTGGCGAAACCACAGCTCTTGTTTTTCAATAAATTACGGTCTAGGAATACTTCCCGTTTGCCCGTCAGGGGATTCAAAATTCATTTCCTCAACCGAGTCTATTTCAATGTCTCCGCCTGAGCTTACACCGTTTCCCCAGCCTTCGAATTTCCAAACACCACCGTCTTCATCTTCAATTTCGCCCCAAAGGTTTACATCGCAGCCATAAGGTGGGTCAACCCAATCGGCAACCTCTTTTTCTAAATCAACCTTGTCATAAAGTTCCTGAGCCTTTTTAACAAGTGGGTTTGAAAGGTCTTCATCTTCCTTCGCCCTTTTGAACGCATCATTGAAATTTCTATAGTGCTGTGCAAGAGGTTTCTTATCTTTTGGATATAACAAGTTTCCATGTTCATCCTTTGGGAAATCCTTTGCATCTGGCCCCGGAAAATCTGTTCCACCGTACTTCTGGTGGAATTTTTTGCTAGCTCTACTAATCATATCGGAAGAAATCTCATTCATAATGGCTTTTTTCACGCTTTCCTTGATGAGATTACGCAACTGACTTTCACTTAATTGTATTTTTTGTCCCATAGTAAATCAAGTTCTTTCCTATAAATATCACATTTACAGTAAAAGTTAACTATTTATGTTGAGTTAAAGATATTGTATGCGTTCATTAGGACCGAGAACCAACTTAAAAAAGACTTATCCTAGGTGCCATTACAACTCAAAGGGGAAGTCAAAAAAACAATTTGAAACCAAAAAGGAAGCGGAAGAATACATTTCCTCCCACAAATTGTCCGGCTACACGATTTATCTCTGCCGTGTATGCAATAAATTCCACATTTCACATAAAAACAAGCAAAAGAACGATGGAGAAAGGAAAGAACCTTGATTAGTATGGTTTTTTTCAGTATATTACTTTAAAAGTGATATACGATGTGGCCATTTAAAAAGAAAAGAAAACCAGCGGAATCTATCGAAAAAAAAGACATTCCGCTAGAAAAAACATACGCCCAGTGGAAACAAGAATATAGTGCCCTTGAAATAGAAAATTCCGAGGCAGAAGACCTGTGTGCAAAGGAGGGCGACGATTGGCTGGTAATGCTCCATAAGACGGCGGAAATTAAACAGAAGATGGCTCACGCGGATAAAATGATGCGTAAGCTCCAGGAACCGTCGCTCACGTATAACAAAAAGTGGAAAGGAAAGAAGATGGAGCTTGAAGACTTTATCGTTGCCGCCATCGCCAAAGAGATTGTTGACACGGACGGTGAAGGATATTATGCAAGCGAAACAGCGAAAACCGACGTGATGATAAGACCGAGTGACATTCTGGAAAACATCTACCGCACTGATTTCCCGTATGTCTTGTGGATACCGAAACAATAAACCCCGAAGACCTTATTCTCCGGGGGTTTCTTTTGTCCACACATATTTAATCAGACCGCAATCCCATATTCTGTCATAGCCGAGAGCCTTCGCCATTTCAGTTTCGGTCATACCTTTTTTAAAACCGTATTTTTCTCCATACTTTTTTATTAATCTATCAGTACGGAAACCGAATTTATGGAATCTTTTGTTCCTTTCCACACTTGAATTTACATACCAATAACTTGGTTTCACATAACCGGCACTTTTAAACCCAAGACAAGTATATACATTTTTTTCTTCATTAATTGACCATCTTCTGTCTGCAAAAGAAATTACTTTGTCTGGATTGTACTCTCTGACAAAATGCGAAAATAATTTTCCACCAACCCCCTGGCAAACATAATTATAGTTGCTTGCAAACCTCGTCAATTCCCATTCCGAGTCACAATCTTTCGTTTTCCTTTTGAAACTCATAGCCGCAATCATTTCTTCCCCAAAAAAAGCCCCATAAGAAACGGAAGCACACGCACCGCCTTGAATATGAAAAGTGTTAAGAAATTCATTTGCTGTGGCGTTTTCAATTTTTTTGATAATGCATTTTCTGCCCATAATTTTTTTACGATTGTCAGAAACACCAAGAACATGGGCGATTTTGTTCATTACAATTTCTCTTTTTGAAATGAATTCGTCCTCAAAAATATGCATCAGACATACACCCTTTTTATGACACTCGTCCGTTTTGTCCCTGTGAAAATAATGCGATTTTTTTCCAAGCCATTCAGTATGCCACCTAAGACCATCATATTCAATTCCAATTTTCTTTTCCGGGACATATATATCAATTTCTTTTCCGTTCAAAAGTTTCCTATTTTTTTCACACACCAAGCCCTTGCTGTTAATAAAATTCATTATTTCCTTTTCTGCTTTTGATGTATAGACATTTGTCATATTCATGTTTGTTTCCCGGGCCTGTTTTTTAGCAAAGTCATGTAGGTTTTTTGACACAGTATTGTTTCCGTATTTTGAAATGTATTCTCTTTTTGTAATACCGTGTTTATTAAGATGTTTCCAATCAATTCTGGCCAGTTTTTTACCACATATGGCACACGTCACATATTCATCATTATCTTCCTCAAACTGTCTATCAAGGGTTTTGTTCGCCAAACGAAGATATTCCCTGTCTTCCGGATGTTCTTTCAAATATTGCTCTTTTGAAATCTCATGTTCCTTCAAAAGGTGATTTAAAAACGCCCCACTATTATTATCTATATCTATTGTTGACCAACCGCAATAAGGACAATACTTTACCTTTTCGTTATCTTCCACGGATACAATCTCAAACCACTGTTCATACCATTGGTATCCATTCTTTTTAAAAAAAGAAGTTCTCTTATGCAACGATGGGATTTCTATTCCGCATGTTTTAAGATAAGAAATAAGTGCCCCAGATGAATTGAGATAATCTTTAAATGTTTTCCCCGTTGTTTTTTCAATGGCTACATAATGATGACCATCTATTTTTGGGTATCTTTTTCGTAATTCTTCATTATAATTCCATTCAGTTTTCTTTTGTTTTTTTGTTGGCACCCGAATTTCTATTCCTCTGTTTTTTAAAATTTCTCTAATTCTCCTATCCCCAACCTTATATATATTTGCTAATTCAAGAATCGTGGATGTTTTATAAAGTTGACAAATTTCGTTCTTTTCTTCTTCCGTTAAAGTTTTCATTTTTCACTAATTTTTCTATTATTAATATACTATAAATAGTTTTTAAAATCAAATAATACCTAAAACTGGTGCCAAAAAAACTTAGCTCCTGCTATTAGGTATTATTATAGCGGAAAAATGGACAAATGATATATAAACAAAAAATAAAGGTCTGACCAAAGCCAGACCTTTATATCAAAACGTTGATTTACAATCGTTTAGCGGAGCTCATTAGGGTCCCATTGTACGAGACCATCAACACGGACATGACCAAAGAAACGGTTGTTAACAACCTTCTTCGCATATCTTGTCATGATTCCCTTGACGGGCGCGAAGTTCTCAGGGTTAACAATGGTCGGAGTAAGCTGTATAGGGATGTATGGAGCATAGATGTAACCAGTGTCAAGGAGAGACTTACCCTTGTGACCGATAATGATTGACCAAGCTGGTGAATAAGGGTCACGGTATACCTGGTAACGTCCGGAGACAGCACCGATACGCTCAATACCCATATTGTACTGGTCGCTCTCAGCAGAAGCGTCGGAAACGTGGAAGTACTCGAGGGTGTCAAATACTGCGGAGATTTCAGAAGAAACTACGAGGAAGTTTGCACCGCCACGGAGAGTTGACTTGTGAATCTGAGCAGAAATCTGGTTAACCTTGGTGATAAGTTCCTGGTTCCAGTCTTTCTGAGTGTAGTTGGTTGAGAAACCAGCCATACGACGCCAGCCGTTGTAGTCCCAACGAGCCTGCCAAGGAGCAGCCTCACGGAGGTCACGGAGGATTTCACGGTCGATTTCAGCAGCAATCTGCTCTGAAAGGAGAGCGGTAAGTTCAGCCTCAGCGTCAATGTTGTGGAAAGCATTAACATCCTGAGCAAGTTCAGGTGACCAGGTAGCACGGAGCTTCCTTTCTTCAACTGAAACAGTTACGCTAGCAAGCTTGAAGGAAACCTCACCGATTTCGGTCTCAAGCTCAAGGCTATCATACTGTGACCAAGCAGCCTTAATGCAGCTGAGAGCAGCATCGAGCTGGTCCTTGTCAACACCGATGTAACCATCAAGTGAACCACCCTGTACGCGGACAGGCTTTGCAAGGTCAAGGTCAAGATAGATGCAACCTTCCTTGTCGCATTCGCAACCATTCTTGTACTCTACAATACCCTTACCGTACTTCTGAGTAACAACACGGAAAGGAATAGCCTCCATAGGCTCAAAAGAGGAAGTGGTAACACCACTCATGTCAACGCTCTCAATAGCACCGCTGGTTGAGAGGAAAATCTTAAGGGAAGCAAGGAAGCCTTCGGTATCCATTTCGTTTCCGTCAGGACCGGTAAGCTTACCAGCGCAATATGAAGAGAAGCCAGAAACCTTAACGATGAGGTTACGAACAGTACCATCAGCGTAGAGGCGTGCATCTGCTGCGCTATCCATCTCAACAAGGCGACCACGGTCGAACTTCATAGGAGCGACATCAGTAACCTTGATGTGAATCTTACCCTTAGAATTGTCATAAAGGAAGTCATTGTAGAAGAGGTCATAGAGGGTCTTGTGCATGTAGCGGGTAACCTTCGGACCTACCTGACGCATGCGGGCACCAGGATGTGCTTCGTTGATAGCGTCATAAGCGTGGTCGTAGGAAGGATATGTGGTGTCACCACTGACCCACTCCTGTGCGTCCTCGTCAAAGTACTCGAAGGCCATGTCACCCACGACCTCGTCAGGAAGATAGAAACGGTTGTACTTGTTACCGTTACGACGGTCAGTACGCTCGTAGCCCATAAGGCCCTTGTGCTTACCTACAACACCGTCAGCGATTTCGTCGGAGCTCCAATCCCTCTGTGAAGTGACAGGGAGGATGAAGAAGAGCTTACCAACCGGCAGGTTCATAGCCTGGACGGAAACGATATCGTTAGCAAGAAGCTTGCTGAAAACACGGCGGATGATAGGGAAAACAACAGTCTCAAAAGAACCGCTGTTGTTAGCATCGGTAGCCTCGTTAAGGAGTGCGTGAGCCTCGTTCTCATAAAGAGTAGCGATGTTCTCCTTGATAACGCCCTTAAGACCATCGGTCATTCCGAGACGGTCCCAGCGTTCGTTGATTTCTTTGCGGATGCGGCGCTGCTCGTTAAGTTCGATGTTGCCGATTTCTCCGCTGTTTAAAAACTCTCTCATTTTTATTTAGCTTTTTGTTGTTTTTATGATTCTTTAATTTACCTTTTAGCAATTTAGGACTCTGTTCATGAGGTCAATTGTGTTGAGGAGGTCCTGTGACTTGTAAACTGGAGCCTTGCTCTCAGTAACAACGGTCTTTTCAGTAACCTTGCTCTCATCAACGGTGGTCTTCTTAGCGAGTTCCTTTGAAATTGACTCATAAAGTGCCTGCGCCTGCTTCGGCGTTTTTGCCTCGTTGGAGAAGCGTTCTACGATTTGTAACTTTTCAGCCTGGGTAGTAGTGCTTTCAAGGAAGAGCTTGGTAATCTTACCGAGGTTTACATTTGTCATGTAAGCTTCCTTAAGTCCCTTGTGGAGTTCCTTAACAGCCTCGTTGAGCTTCTTATTCTTTGCCTTGAGCTTCTTGATGGTCTCATTAATCTCGGCATTGTACTCATTCTCAATAGAGGTGTTTCTAGTCTGCATAGGGTTCTTCTTCTCACCGCTGTTTGTCGCCTTGGTCTTCTCCTCCTGACGCTTCTGATATTTGGAAGTGGTGAAGTTTTCGTCAACCTTGTCAACCTTCTTATCAAAAGGCATACCGTCTTCAGTCTCAACCTCTGCTACACCGGTGTCGTTAAGACCAGCTGCAAAGTACTTGTCGTCAAGTTGTGTAAGGTTCTCGTTGACATTCTTGTCAAACGGGTCACCCTTCTTTTCAGTGCCCTTTCCAGCCCAAGGCTTCTCGGTACCGGTAGGAACACCCTTGTGCCAGGAACGACCGGATTTTGAGGGCTCGGAGTTGTTCAGGCCGTCAATCGGGTCCTTGTCCTGATAATTGTCAGTGTATCCGAGGTCAATCTCGAACAAAGTTTCTTCGTTTGTCATTTCTGGGTCTGATTCAAAATCATTATTATCTTCTTCTGCGAGTTCGTTGTATTTGTCACTCGCACCAACATAGCTTTCTTCTGCCAGTTGGTCTGCCTCTCCATCTTCCATTGCCGGTTCTGCTGAAGCATCTGCCCCATCAGTTCCTAAATCAATGATATACTCGGCGCCAGTTCCATTGTCCTGTAAGCTTATCTTGCCACCATCCTGTTTGACAACCACCTGGTCATCATCAGAAAGTGCCCTGTAAACCTTTAATACGTTCTGGATGTCTTGCTCGCCCGTGAGGTCTAAAGTATCTTCATCGCCTGCCTGGTACTGTGACATAAAGTCATCCTGTCCTTCTGCGCCTTCACCCTCTGCCGGAGCTGCCTGAGCATCTGCGGCTGGCTGTGCATTCATGGCGGGGTCCTGTGCGGCCGCTCCGTCTTCAGCTGGAACTTGTTCGTCCTCGCCTACCTCGTCCAGTTCGCCAGAATCCTTCTTTTCTGACTTCTTGTCATCCTTACCATCAGCGTCCTTCTTTTCACATTTGCATTCGTCGCCACACTTGCCGCACTTAGGGCAGCATTCCTTATCGTCGTCAAGAATCTCCATATCATCATCGTCATCTTCGATAGATTCACGGAGTGCATTCTTAACGGCCTCTGAAAGCATGGCCTTGATTGTGTTCTTACTCTCCTCCTTAATAGCATTCTTAATTTCATTCATTTCTAGTAATGCTTGAGAAGATATGCTTTTCTTATTTACGCTCATTGTAAATCAGCTTATTATTTCGCTTATTTTTAATATAAATATTCACTTAAACTGAAAAATAGTAATTCAGTGGGTTTTACACTATAAATATCTTTGATAAACGATTATTCACTAAGCCATTTATCAAATTTCTTCAAATTCTCAAGAAGTTTTTTGTTCTTGTCCGGTTCTTTTGATTCAAGGTATTGCTGTGGAATTTCATCTTCTTTCACAAACCATGCATTATGTGTACTTGGGTCGCTAACTACATCAAAACCAACAAGTTCGTAGTCATCCTCAACCATAAGGACACCCATTTTTGAGGTAACGGAACCAAGTCCACGGGATGAAAGACCAATCTTGATACCCTCTAAAAGAAGGTTTGCAGTCTGGTCACCCTCACAAGAAATGATACCGTATTTCCTAAATCCTGGACTTGTAATAATTTC